ATTTCTTTTATCTGAACTCGCTACGGCGGGTTTTTTATTGGAGATAGATAATGTCAGACCAGAGCAAGTATTACGATTACTACATGGTTGAAGGTGATGATGTTAAGGAACTTATCAGTTCATACGATACCATTAACGAACAACGTAATTCTATCCTCCCAGCCGCAGCAGAACAGGTTGGTGCTATAGCATGGACAACAACTCGTAATTGGGGTGGTGGAGGTGGCTTGCTGCAAAGTTTCGTTTGGGAAAAAGGATATGAATTCCCATGCCAGATAACAATCAAGCGTGAGGATTTTTTGGATGGGAAGCGAGTTGTGATAGTACGAGGAAAGGGAAATACAAAAGAAGGCCGTGCATATAACAAGGAGCTTGATGCAGTTATCCACGAAGCTAACGTCAAGCTAAAAGCATTACCTGAGTGGAATGACTACATCGCTAATCATTACGGGATTATGCGCACAGGAATTGGCTGTCAATCTGGGCGTGGCTTTGGTTTCGCTATGTTATCAACGTACGGCGGCAAGCACCCGCAACGCGATGATTGTCTTATTTTTGCAATACCAAATAACAAAGAAGAGCAGCATGGCGAAGTTGTTATCCCTGATGCATTCAAGAAAATAACTTACGGGCAATTCTACGACATCGCTAACGCAAAAGAAGACGAAGAAGAAACAGCGGAGTAACTATGGAATCACACAGCCTCACACTCGATGAGGCCTGTGCATTTCTCAAAATATCCAGACCTACCGCTACAAACTGGATTCGCACAGGCCGCCTTCAGGCAACACGCAAAGACCCTTCCAAACCTAAATCCCCTTACCTCACCACACGACAAGCCTGCATTGCGGCGCTTCAGTCTCCGCTGCATACTGTCCAGGTGAGCGCGGGTGATGACATAACAGAGGAACTGAAATGTCACTATTCCGCAGAGGTGAAACCTGGTACGCCAGTTTCACATTGCCGAACGGCAAAAGATTTAAGCAGTCTCTTGGGACAAAGGACAAAAGGCAGGCCACAGAGCTTCATGATAAGCTGAAGGCAGAAGCATGGAGGGTAAGTAAATTAGGAGAGACGCCTGACATGACTTTTGAGGATGCCTGTGTCAGGTGGTTAGAGGAGAAGGCGCATAAGAAGTCGCTGGATGATGACAAGAGTCGGATAGGATTCTGGATCCAGCATTTTGCAGGGATGCAGTTGAAGGATATTACCGAGACGAAGATTTACTCCGCCATCCAGAAGATGACTAATCGGCGGCATGAGGAAAACTGGAAGCTAATGGATGAAGCTTGCAGGAAGAAGGGGAGGCAGCCTCCGGTATTCAAGCCTAAGCCGGCAGCAGTAGCCACAAAAGCAACTCACCTTTCATTCATTAAGGCACTCCTCCGGGCTGCTGAACGCGAATGGAAGATGCTCGATAAGGCTCCGATCATCAAAATTCCTCAGCCGAAAAATAAGCGTATCCGCTGGCTTGAGCCTCACGAGGCAAAAAGGCTGATTGATGAATGCCCGGAACCGCTAAAGTCAGTCGTAGAGTTTGCGCTTTCTACTGGCTTAAGGCGGTCTAACATTATCAATCTGGAGTGGCAGCAGATAGACATGCAACGAAAGGTGGCATGGATACACCCGGAGCAAAGCAAGTCCAATCAGGCCATTGGCGTGGCGCTGAATGATACTGCTTGCCGGGTGCTGAAAAAGCAAATAGGCAATCATCACAAATGGGTGTTCGTCTACAAGGAAAGCAGCACCAAGCCAGACGGAACTAAATCACCTGTAGTGAGGAAGATGCGCTATGACGCTAATACTGCATGGAGGGCAGCATTAAAACGAGCGGGCATTGAAGACTTCCGTTTTCATGACCTGAGGCACACGTGGGCAAGTTGGTTAGTTCAGGCTGGCGTTCCGATTTCGGTATTGCAGGAAATGGGTGGCTGGGAGTCTATCGAAATGGTTCGCCGATATGCTCATCTGGCACCAAATCACCTGACTGAACATGCTCGACAAATTGACTCGATCTTTGGTACTTCTGTCCCAAATATGTCCCACAGTAAAAATAAGGAAGGCACGAATAATACGTAA